TCCGGATGAGTCTATATGTAAATGGTACTCTTAATAGTTCAAACAATTACTCTAGCTATTTTGACGGATATTCAGCAAGGGAAGGCCAGTCTGCCAGCAGTAATTCGGCAAGATCCGACAATGCCGGTTATATGCTAATGAATGGTTTGGATGGCACTGATAGCGATGGAATAAATGATGGAAGGGTAATATTAAACGATCCGAGCAGATCTAATTTTGATAAATATGTGGTCTTTTCAGAGTATTACTCAGTAGGTAACGCGGGTAGTAGTTACCCTTCTGTCAATTATGGGCATATGATTGGTGGGATGCGAAATACATCAGGTGGAACATTTGCAAATGTTACTGGCATACGCTTTGTTACATATTCCGGTACTATAACTGGTACATTTAAACTTTACGGCATTACTTAATAGGAGAAAACTACAATGACTAGATATCACGCAACACCAGAAGGTAATGTACCCTTTACTGCTGAAGAAGAGGCAGAATGGGATGTTATTGATGCACAATATGCTTCTGAAGCAGACACAAGGAAAGCAGAAGAAGTACGCAATGAACGCAACCAACTAATCCAACAATCTGATTGGATGGCATGTTCTGATGTAACTATGTCAGATGCATGGAAGACTTATCGCCAAGCATTAAGGGATATCCCAACACAGACAGAGTTCCCTAACAATGTAACTTGGCCTACCAAACCTTCATAAAATAGACACTCTATAAACCGTCTACCTTGACCCCGCAGAGACCCTGTGGGGTTTTATAATATGTGGAGACACGCAGGAGGGATGACCACCACACACAAATTAATTTTTATTGCTTCGTTCTTCTGGATGATGAACTGGGGCACCCGTGTAACTGCTGCTGCAATCAATGCTTTATCTTGAAACCCGTGGTTATGGATATAGTCAAAGGCGTTGTGAAGATGTAGTTTTTTGGTTCGTCAAAAAGTATCTTCCACGTCATAAACTTGATATCACAGTTAATCATCGTGGTCTTCTTCGTGAAGGTGTGCATGGGTTGTGTACTGCGATGGATTCTGACTATCGTCCAAGAGAATTTGAAATTGAGATGCACAACCGTCTTGATGTTGACAAGTACTTTACTATCCTTCTACACGAACTGTGGCACGTTTATCAACACGTTAAGGGTCATCTTAAGGATAAGGGAGAGAAACGCTATTGGAGGGGCATAGATCACTCTTATACGAAGTATTCTGACCAACCATGGGAACAAGAAGCAAGAGAGATGGAAGTAAAACTCTATCATTTATATCTTGGTCTTGATTCTAATTCTTTTGATAAAAACACAATTCTTTCCAATCGCTTGACAGGTTCATGAATTCCATGTAGACTACCTTTGTTCCGGTTAATAGACAAGCTTTAAGTACACTAAGAGATTATGATTACCAAGACTAAAACTGAATTCATTTGTGTAAAACCAAAGAGTAAAAAAGCAAAGAATCGTTTTGCTAATTTAATGAATGGATTGCATTCTTGTCGTATTGAAAAGCGTGAAGATGGTAAGATGTTCGTTGCATCTATTAGTGGAAAATACTTCTTTTGGATGCGTGAGTGTAATGACGATCATTGGGACGTTGTTAAATAATCAAAATTATAAATTGAGGTTTTAATTACATGTATGATCAGAACACTATTCAAGATAATGAAACTAAGCAAGAGAAGTGGAATCGTGGTTTAGACCTGTTTGTTGAAAGTGTACTAAAACCTGATCCACAACTTCGTCAATGTGCTCATAATCAACTTTGTTATCATGAGCTCATGAACGTTCGTGATGATGTGCTAGAGTATTTGAAAACAAAAAGATGTCCAGTATGAATAGTTATTCTGAACAACGTAAAGAACGTTTGAGTGAAGTAATATTTGATTATTTGTCTGATGAAAACACGACACCAGATGAATTATTGTGTGACTTAATCGAAGAAGTCAAAGATGTATATGACTATTATAATAAGTATGCAACCAAATGTAAAAAAGTCTTAGATATGTTGTCTAATAATAACATTCTAGAAACTACTGATACTAAAGATTGGGAAGAATTCTGGAGTTCCTGTAAATCTGAAGAAAACTAAATTATTGTGTTATAATATCAACACAAATAAGTTAAACAGAGGTTTCGATGACATTACCTTCAAAGAGCAAGAAACTTGATAAAAATGAAATCAATAGTATAGAAAATGCAGTAAAGGAAGCAGGTATTCAACAAATTCATCCAGAAAAAATGGAAGCATTTGCTGAACATATGGTTGAAAAACTCAAAGGTTCTGGTAAATCTCATGAAGATTGACACTTCCCTCTTGACTTAACAGTTAAGGGGGATTATTCTTATGGAACAAAATTACTCACCTTGAAACTGTCCTAGTAACACAGGCACTACGTTATGATCACGCTCCGCCCACATCAGAAACGCATTCTTAACAGTATGCTTGCCTATGACAAAGGTCAAGTCATTGTGCCTACCGGTGGTGGCAAGACTCTCTGTATGATTCAGGATGTTGTGGAGAATTGTAAGTATATTGACAACGGAATGACGACAGTTGTTGTTGCTCCGCGTATTCTGTTGGCAGAACAACTGTGCTCCGAATTTCTTGAGTTGATTGATACAACTCACGCACATATAATGCACGTTCATAGTGGTGAAACGGACCATTATTCTACAACTAAAGCAGATGATATTCATGTCTTTGCTAACACTGCTCGTGCAGTGGGTGAGAACGTTATCATCTTCACCTCTTATCATTCGCTCCATCGTATTATGGAAGCAGATATTGAGGTGGACAACATCTATTTTGATGAAGCACACAACAGTGTGCAGAAGAACTTCTTTCCTGCGACTGAGTTCTTTGCTAATGAAGCAAATCGCTGCTATTTCTTTACTGCAACACCCAAACATTCCCTTGCTGCTTCTAAACCAGGCATGAATTGGTCTGTTTATGGTCAGGTTCTCTGCAATGTTCCTGCTCCTGAGTTGGTCAAACAGGGTTACATTCTCCCTCCTAAAGTTGTAGTCAAGCAACTGCCTATGATCAAAGGTCGTAAGGTTATGTTTGCTGATGATTGTGACAATCTCATCGAAACCATCGATGACAACGACATCGACAAAACTTTGATCTGTGCTCGCACAACAAAGCAAATCATCAACCTTTTGACTCACTCTGACTTCTGTGCTGAGTTGTATCAACGTGGTTATTCTTGGATGACAATCACAGCGAAGACAGGTGCAATCATCGATGGTAAGAAAGTCAATCGTGACGTATTCTTTGACACCCTGAATACTTGGGGTAAGGACAAAACCAAGAAATTTGTTGTTCTTCACCACTCTATCCTGTCTGAAGGTATCAACGTCAGTGGACTTGAGGCTGTTATCTTCATGCGGAACATGAACTACATTGGTATCAGCCAAAGTATCGGACGAGTTATCAGACTTGGTGGAAGTGAGAAGACATTTGGATTGGTTTGCATCCCAACTTATGATCGAGTTGGCATCAGCACTGCCAAGAAAGTTCAGGCAGTTGTTGATGTTGTGTTCAATCAAGGTCAACCTGCGATTTCGGAGATTAGACGCTAATTTATCATGAAAAAATCTACTATTGTATGAAACTAATACAACAAAAGAGCGACATCCTAGACCCTAAACCTGTAGAGCAAGGGTTCATCGTTGGAAAATATGATGATCCTATGATGTATGCAGCAGTTCCCATTAGTGGTAGTACTGTACAATTAGCAGTAGTTCATCAAGCAAATGTTCTCAAAGTCTGTCGCAATCGTCAGTCTGCATTAAACTTTATAGATAGACATCGGAAGAAAAAGTCTGTTGCTAAACTGCCACTATGAAAAAAGTAGAGTCTCAAAAAACAACGTTGACACTTGCCCATGAGCAAGTAGATAACTTAACCAAACTACTTGAAGATAATGAATACAAAACATTTTTGTATCATCATCTCATCCCTGTCAAATATGAGTTGCAAAGACAACTCTCCAACTTGACTAACACCTCACCTTATACTAAAATCAAGGAGTAATTTACACAAACTAATGACCAAGTATCTTTACATTGTTGAACACTTTGTTCCTTTTCCGCAGTCTGAATATGGTGGGTTATGGAATGTAGTTGCGGAACATGATGACGAATGTTTTGACTTGATTGTAAATAGTGATGATGGTTTCAATCAACCACACTACAACCGCCTTCGTGGGAATATCATGAAAGCACTAACTTATGCTCTAGCAGAAGATCTTGACTCCTGTATTGTTGAAGAGTTTACTACCTGATGATTGAACTACCCCCTGATTTCATTCATGAACCACCAGAAGGTTACTCCTATGAGGTTACAGAGCATCGAAAAAATATGCTTGCTATTTGGATTATTAACCATGGTATGTTCTCTTATACTGACACACCACCTCAGTCAATCTGGGGTTTCTACAGTAGAACAAAGAGATGCTATCATGCGCCTATTAACTCCACCAAGCACGG